CATTGCAACCGATATCCATTGTCTAATACCATGTCATAAACTTGATATTCAACAGTTTTTGATATTTCTACACAAGGTTGCCAGCCAGAATCAGTAAGTATGTCCCAGTCATCTAACGAAATTTGATCGACAAATTTACGATCTACGTTTTCAGAAATTCTATGCATTGTTTTATGATTTTTTCAGGGTTTGATTTATAGTCCGATTCCCAGACTATCATTACGTCGTAGCCATTTGCTATGGCTGTATTTATTTTGTTATTATCTCTATTACGTATTTCATTAAACGATAATCGTGCATATGGGCACACATATGTCTCGTCATACATAGTTGGGTTAGCATGCCAAAAATTACCATTGTATTCTATAATTTTATTACCAAAAGATATATCGTACAAATAAACAGGCTTAGGTTTCTTTTGGTTTTTCTGTATTTTGGGCCGGCCGGATATATTGGCTAATGTCGGGCAAGGTAGTACCTTCACGCATACAAGCTGCCCATTCGTAGTAGATTCCGATCGGTATGTCATATATGTTTCCTGTAGATTGCTGTTTAATAGTAATTATAGTAATATTTGTAAGACATTTCCCACTTTGTCTAGGAATCATTGCTATAGTATTTCTATTTTTCCAATATGTATGAATCAATTCTCGTTGAAACTGATATGCTTCAAATTGCATTTTGCCTTTCAGTGGATGCTGTATACACATAAAGTGTTCCATAAAATACAAAGGATTCAACTGGCAGTTAGCAAGTTCAGTAAATTGTGCTTGTGTAAGTGTTATTTTCTTACCAGCCGGCTTTAGTTTTTCAAATTCAGTCGTATTTTTACCCATGTGTCTCTCAATTCAAGGAGATCATTACATCAGTTGATCTATACGATTTTGTATAACCTCCTGATATACTTATGAGTACTTTTGATATCATAGCATCTATGTATGCAAATGACGGCAGGAATTTGTATGGTTTCGCACGATCTGGTATGAAGTTATTAAATGATCAACCATCCTGTAAAAACACAGGATGGTTGATCATTTAACAGTGTACTTGCAATACCGTATGCTCAATCAAAGTAATAAGCATAAGTTATATCCGATGACTTACGCAATTGCGTTGTTGGACTGCCGGCTGCTTTTCACTTGAAAGCGTATTGCCTCACAATAGTACTCATAGGGCTATGACTGCCGTCATCCACAGGCTCTTCGTCACTAAGTGGATCCTTGTCAAAACTGGGCTTTGTTGGGTCGCTTAACGGACTCATAACGCCAGTGTCATTTTCGCGTTCTGTCTCTGCTAGATATTGTGCATAATCAGAAGCTAACTTGTTGTGTAGTTCTTGTATCAGGCCATTATCGCCCGGGCTTCCCTTAATTCTTTGAGGATTTTCAACTGCTTGCCATATAAGGTCAATTTCGTCAACTTCCTCACCTTCGTCTTTAAATTTACGATGGCCATAGTCGTATTCGGCTACGTCTTCGTCAAGAGATAGCATTTCGTCCATTTCTTGCTGCATAGTATCATCTATGTCGTTGTCAATGTTGTCGTCAATGTTATCGTCAATGTTATCGTCAGCATCCATTGCCATGTCACTTGGCACGTCTGTTACCGGACGTGCAGGAACTGCCATTCCAGCATTCTTACGCATGACATCCATGTCTGTGTCAAATTCTGCACCTGTGTCGTTGGCTGACATTGTGTCGGCCCTTGCAACCGGTGTAGCTGAAATAGGGTTTACTGTAGCAACAACTGTGCTAGTTGGGGTGCTTGGTTCTATAATACCTGCCAGTTGAACAATACGAGCCACTTCATCTGCATTTACACTAAGAACGTTGATATCGGTTGTGTCGCTTGTAACCGAAAGTTTATATTTTCTTTCCATGTTAATTTTTCTCCACTGGTTGTACCATTTGTTTGGCTTTACCCGTCTTTGGATCCTTTACAAATTTCACTTTAGGTATGGAGTTGTCTGACATGGTGCCTTTGCTGTTTACATAGTAGTTGTCAATAGGTTCTTTGTTGCCACCTTTTGTAACAGGCTTTGGTGTGTTAAATTGTGCATTAAAGTCGCTGGTATCTTGCATAGGTTCACCCGGTTCAATGTCTTCCATTTGTAGCCAGCTGAATAATGGAGCAGATGGATGTACTTCCATACTTGGCCGAGAATCTGCTACTCCTGCTAGATATTTGAGCAGTCCTTTGTTATATTCATTTCCAAACAGTTGACCAGCTGGTGGTTGTTCAGCTGCGTCGTATTCTCTGTTGGTACTAAGTCTAGCTGCATGCTCGTCGCCAGAGTTTTCAGCTTCTTTGTCTGCAAGACGGTTCCATACATCGTACTCAGCATAGCGTTCTATTGGCTCGCTAGCACCGCGTACTACTATGTACTTTTCAGGTATGTTTGAGCACAAGCGTAAATCTTGTTGCAGAATATACGAAACTGCAGGAGTTCCAATAGTAAAGGACATTTTATAAACATCTTTGTTGGGAATATCGATAAAATCTTTATGATCGTCTACTATTTTTTCTGGAGGAGTAATTGCTCTAAGCTCATATCTTTTTAGCCATTCTCCGATTATCTGTACTTGCTCTTCAGTTGGTTGCTGAGAAAATTTAATCACATAGTTGTGATCCTTTGAACTCTCAGCAAGGTATTCCTTAAAATTCTTCATGTTAGGCGGCTCCTATGTTTCTTATTTATCATTGCCGCTCATTTGGCGTAGCTGTTTTAGTATTTCGTTACGATCGAGTGCAACAGCAGTACCATCGAGTGTTGTGTTTTCAGGTGCAGTCTGTTTATCTAGTTTCATTTTGTCTAATTGCAAACGCAACAGTTTTAGTTTTTTCTCTACTTTATTATTTTTAGCATCCACTGCAATTTTCAGCATTTGGCTAGAACTTGAAAATATTTCCCCGGCGTGCCGAACTTCAACATTCATACCCAGTTCTTGCAGATCTTTGTGTGCGTTTATAGCTAAATTTGCAAGCTCGTCCATTTCGCTGTCGTGCGTGTCGTAGCCGTTCATTTGATCAAATTGTTTTTCAAGATTGGTGGCTTGTTCCAACGCCTCCTGGATGTCATTGGAGGTGGTTTCCACAATTGAATCCATGTCAGGCAAGTCAAACGCATCTTCTAGCTTATTGAATGTTTTTCCCATGTGATTATTTACTAGCCTATTTCTTCTTTTGGTGAAAATTGTTCAGATATAGTTCTTTTATAGGTGATATCTCATCCGCTGTTGCTGTTCGAATAAATCTCCAACCTCTATGATGATTTTTCTTTAATTTTCCTAACCGTAGCAATCGTAACTGTTCTAAACTTAAATTATATAAGTTAGCCGTTTCAACTATTGGACAAAATAATATTTGCGCACCTTGCGGGGATTCATACCAATATCCACGTTTTATAACAATCAATCCCTTATTTGAATTGCTGCACTTCTTTTTTGATGCATCTGTATGATTATGTCCTAACATACCGTCAGAAGTCTTTCTACCTTTCATTTTGATTCTCCGCTTCTCGTTGGAGGAGTCGGTTTGTTTCCGAGGAACGTGGGACATCCGTCTATTTTCGGACCACGGTTTACCTTTTCTGTTTGCAGCCGCAGTTAAACAGTTCTGTAACCTTGTTTGTATTGCACGGTCTGTCCATACCTTTTCATACAATTGATAATATTGTATTGCAGCATTTTCTACTTAGATATTCATCCGATGTTTTATCAACTTCAGAATTATATGCTGTCAATTTAATAGATTGAAGGCGGCGGCGTTCGGCAGTCCAATAGTCTTTTTTCACAGTATGTGCCAGCCTGCGTTGATAATCATACCACCTAGAATTAATAGAATATTTTGATCTATCTCCTATTTGTTTTATATGCATAAGCATAGTAAGAGCCTTGGACATTTTATATCTATTTCTACCATATGTCATTTTTGTCAACAATAAATGACATATAAAATGTTCCTTAGGAGTTAAGTATACTAAATTACTTTTATTACTTTTATATTTTGGAAAAATAGATTTTGGTAAAATATGATGTGATTCATAATACTCCCCGTCTACCGGGACCTCGCGTTTTTTTATAGCCAACTCAATGATATTGTAGTACCATGTTGTATATTTGTTAGTTAGAAATGCACCATTATGCTCGTAGATATTCATCTACTAAGATCTCCTCTTCTTCTTTATATCCTTTCCTTTATTTATCCAAATATCGTTCTCAGTGAGAATTCTGAAATGCAACCCGTTCTTCTTGCAATACATCATTGCCGCACCCCATTTGGCCGTGTTTAAGAGTATCGCAGCCTTGTCCCGTTTGCTCTTGGCGTTTTCAGCTATAGCCTCCTTGGCAGGCTTGACTTCAATCAGCTCAGCACGTTGTTTTCCAAACTTGTCCTTATAAACTATGAGGAAATCCGGAATGTACCTATGCATTTTACCATCGAGTGGACTTTTGTATGGAATAGCAATGCTTTCGCTGGCCCAGTTAATTACATTTGGGTGCTGATCCAATAACATCATTACCCTCAATTCCCACGACGACCTATAAAAAGGTCGCGCATTGCCCACAAGTTTCTGTGGATTTTTTGGTACAAATTCATCTTGGCTATATTTTGTCATGCCGGATCCGTAAATGCTGCTGCCAGCGAGCCACGTAACGCTGGGTTACTAGGCCACAGCGGAGGTTGTACTGCAACAATGCCAATGCTGCTGCCCGGCGGCGATAATTTGTTGTATGCGTTAATAAAAGTATCGCTCACACCGTTTGGTGACAACAGGCTTCCAATTGGTATTCCTTGTGTAGCTGCCATGTAGGCTGCCACAGATGCAATACTTTGAACAAGAGATTGAGGAACACTTGGGCCGTAATATCCTTGTGCCAACGCCAACGCTTGTGCAGAAATAGCAGGATTACCACTTTGTATTGGATTGTTAAGTAATGTTGAAGAAACTGGCGGGAGGTTTAACGGCTGTCCTGTTAGCGTGTTGGTATATTGCCTGCCTCCGCCTACGGATGTAATAGCAATTTGTCCGCTTTGTTGACCTATTTGTTGTGTGATTGTTTGACTTGCAAATGTGTTTGTAGCAACTATTACAGGCGATCCTGTTCCGTAGTTTACAGTCGTTGACAGCGATGAATTAACCGCCACCGGTATAGGAGCCGAGGCGCCCGGTGCTGAACTAATAGATGCGCTGGCTGCCGAAGCGGCGGCAGCGGCAGCAGATGCGCTGGCTTCCGGAGTAATGGTATTATTGGGGTTTGACACATTGTTAGACGGTACCACAGGTACTTGTTGAGCAGCATTGGCCATCGATTGGGTTTGCGCAGCATTTATTCCAAATAACCGCGGAATAGCAGCAATCTGCATAGTTTGCGTACCAACTGGGTAGTTTATATCGTCTAGTGCATTATCAAACCCAAAATTAGGCATTACACCATCGGGAGTAGGATTACTACCACTAAACGGCTGTGCAAACGCAAAGTAGTCTATAGCTTCATATTTGAAACTTATGTTTACATCTTCTGGATCACTAGAACTGTAATCTCTGGAGCCCCAATCAATTGATGTAATTTTTGGATTTATATATCTAAACGCAGTATAAGTGTTTCCAAACAATGCATATACAGCTATTGCATCAAAAAAGTTTGTTTGTGCATCTAACAATGGAAGAAATCCCCATCCTGCTCCTAAATTAAATTTAGATTCTACAGGAGACTGCAGATAATCCGATTGTGAGTTAGACCAGTGTCTACGGCTGTCAGCAAAGTAATATGTAAAGTAGTCTACCCATGTTGCCAATGGGCTGTTATCAACAGTGTCATACAGTGAGATGGATGTTTCTTGATATTCTATCTTTTTGTATGCAATAACTTTTTTGTTGTACTGATTTAAGTCTTCTGTTACTAAATTTATCTTTGGTTTATCAGCTGTTTTTACTTTAAATGTCAGTCCTCTATTTCCTTCGTATGTATTGAGATTTGCATTAGCCAGCATGCTGTTAGCTCCGCTACTTAACACAAATTGAACGTAAAATTCAAACTTTGTACGCGGTACTGCAGACATCGGTTGTCCGGGACTTCCGGTACCAAATGCCCGCGAAGCAGTTCGCGGCGAACGTAAGAAAAATGTAGGATTACTTTGAACCATACAGGTATTTATCCAATAAAAACGGCGCTCGCGTGCCGTTTTTATTTACGGAGATTATTATAGAATGTTAGCCCCCGGCGTTGCCGCTTGAATCGTTAGCTCCTGTAAAGTTGCTGGGATATGATAGTTTTTCTTCATCGCCTTGTGTGGCATTGTCATAGCGCACAGTTAATGTAATCATAACAGCATCAGAACTGCTGTAATCTAGCGAGTCATAAGCAACTTGTTCAAGATAGCATCCTTCTAGATACCAGCTTTCTAATACAGAATCATTGGTTCCTTTAACAGTACCATCAAGTGTATCAATATTCATCGAGAACTTGTAATTAACACCTGCAGCAGCAGCTGACTGTGTATAATGGTTCATCTGTTTTTGTAGTTGAGCACTTACCATAGAGGTAATCCAGTTAGTTATATCGTCACGTAGAGTGATTTCAATAGTTTGCCATTCAGGCTTTTGTGCAATATATGTAATGTTGTTATAGCTATGCAGCGGTGTGTTGTTAAACTGTATATTTGGACGACCTGAGGTTACAACTTGCTGTGTAAATGTATTTTGTGTTGCACCGACGCCAAACCCATATGTTCGTAGTCTAAAGCGATGCTTTAGCTTTGGCATAAGGATACCAATGCCAAAATCGTTTGGCATTGGTACGCCATAGCGATTTACAGTCGGTGCATTTAAGTTTACTGGTGGGACTGGGGTAGCCATAATATAACCTCCGTGTTTGTTAACTTATTTATTCCAGATCGCAATTTTAAAAATCGTACCATATTTTGCGGAGGATTTTACACGGGGTTAGGCAACTTTGCAGTAGAATTAACTGCAGGCAAAACACTACGTTAGAGAATAGTAACTTGTTGATTTTATGTCATTATTTTATAAATTTTCGCCAAAAACGCTGTATAGTTAGTGTCTGACACTATAATATCAAGCATGACCAATTTGTCCGTAGATCATTTGCGAAATGTTTTTGATTTTTAAAGACATGTTCGCATTTGTTATTTTGGTAGACACATCAAAATATGCAAGTTTGTGATTCGTCTGAAAGTTGTGCCAAAATAAAACCAATATTAGTAGACAATGACGAAACAGTTAAACCAAGTGCCTGTTCTTCGTCAACTGTTGACACCGAAAACTCAATCAAAGAAAAAGGGAGCAAGTGCTCCCTTAATCTTGTATCAATATTATTGTCCAGTTTTTGGTAACGGCGTACCAGTTGCCAATACTCTAACAGGTATGTAAATGAATTCAATAGCAATTTCTGGTTGTATAGCAATATCTATCCACAACTGGTTGGCATCAATTGTAGCTGGAGTATTGTTGCTACTATCACAAATTACCGAGAAGTCATAAAGAGCACGAAGTCCTACAAGTGTCTGG